ATCCAAGCCCGTCGAGTGGCGTCGTATTTGTTTCACGTTCAAGGGTCAGGAGATCCTTCGTGACAGGGTTACCGCCGCCACGGGAACTATCTACCAGCAGGCTTCCCCGCCTGGATGGATGCGTGCTACCACGCATCTTCTAGGCATCAGCGTTACATCCACCTTTGTCTATGACAATTTGGAATCGATCCTCTTCCGTGGAGTCCGCAATCTTGATTGGTGGGACGTAATGACAGCACAGGTCGACAATCACAGGGTTGATTTGAAGTACGACAAGACTAGGCAGCTCCGCAGCTCCAATGACGAGGGAATCATGAGGAATATCAAGCTGTGGCATCCTATGAACCATAATATGGAATACAATGCCGACGAATCTGCCGGAGGCAGAGTGGAGTCGGTGTTAAGCAGTAACTCCCGCGCTTCCATGGGCGATTATTACATCATCGACTTTTTCCAGTTTACGACTACAGCCACGATCAATGACGCCATTTCCTTTAGGCCTGAGTCATGTTTGTATTGGCACGAGAGATAGAACAATGGAGTTGTGATTTCTACGAAGTAACAGTTTGCTTCCATCCACGTGACATCCGCGTGATCCATGTCCAACCTGGGGTCTGTGTTACTACACCATATGGATGGTTTACCCCACTTAATAAGCTCTGGGTCTTTGTATAGACCCTTGATGTTGAATTCTTGTTGAGCCCCTAACCATGATTTGAACGAATGAAAAAATTTGATCCCGCCATTCAGGTCATCGATAACCGCGTAGTCGACTTCCGGTGCAGTAATGGCCTCCTTATAGGAATAGAGTCCACCAAAGAAGAGATGTTTGCCGAGGCTTCGAGCCCACATCGTCTTTCCGAGTCTGGACTCACCGTACATGACTAAGCTTTTAGGTCTTGCTTAGTCAGCAAAAGATGAGTAAACACCACCCAACCCCTAGAACACTTTAAATTCGCGGCCGCGGGGGGCCTGCCCCCCTTAAGCGGCGGCCGCGCAGAGCGAGAACATACCTGTCGAGCCCCCCACGCAATGATTCGTCCACCCAGTCTAGTAGTACTTCATAACCGTCCAGGTTGAATACGAAGTTCTCCGGATGGCGATACTGCTCGGGTATCCGCCGGTAGTTCCAATCGGCGAACTTAGTAATTGCAGGGAAATTGCATACAAACTCCCTGGGTCTGAGTTCTCGGCAGAGAGCGAAAAATTCGTCTCTTCCCTCTGCTGAAACAATTCTCGCCCAATCAGAGGATCCAGATTCTCCTTGTGCTCGTCCAGTGATATCTCTTTCAGCGGGAGCCTCGCACCATCCACCGACAATCTCGCCATCTTTGGTGACATAGTCGAAGGCCCTCCTTGGATGACTTCCCACTCTTTCGATATTTGGGTGGCGTCCATCGCAGTCGAATCTTCCAGCACCGCGAAAGCTGCGTTTTCTTCCGAAGTCCAAAAAGGCATGGAAGTGGATTCCTCCATCCACATGGGATTCCTTGGCGAGAGTGTATTCTGCCGGAACATTCCAGGCAAGGGTGGCGAACTGGTCGGGGAAGGATTCAATCTGGCCTTCGGGGATTTGAGAGTACGTGAGTAGGGCGTACCGACAATCCCGCAGTAGGAAGGGTCTTGGCATTCTTCACAGCCTTCTTTTGTGCAAGGGGATATAAAAGACATGTTCGCAAAAAAGTCCGTTGGAAAACTAACATTGTACCAACGGACAGCGAACAGCTGGCCCTATAAATACCCCTCCCCCCTTCTTCCCCGCTTACTCATCATGCCGTTCAACATAATCTGCGGCACTTTTCCTGATCACGTTGCAGCTCTTGAGACAGGCGAGTGTGACTGCAACCCCGCAGCAATACGCATTCCAGGCAGACGCCAAGCAGGCAGCAGCTCTACCGTTACTATGCCGAGACGCCGCACAACCCGTTTTGGACGACGCCGCGCACCACGCCGAAGGCGCGCGACCGCAGGGAGACGTCCGGTGCGCAGGCGTCGATATGCCCGAATTTCACGCCCCCGCATTAGCCGGCGCCGTATTTTGAACATCACCACAACTAAAAAAGCGGATCACATGCTCAATGCCAATAAACCTGACCCCGTCACAAACGTCAACCCCCTTACTGGTTTGGGCCCCACCGTCATATCCCCGACTGATGGCGTCGTCCAAGCTTTTGGTTGGATTGCGACAGCCCGGGATAATACGAATACCCCTGGTGTACCCGCAGGCGGAGTCGATGACTCTTCGCGCACGGGCGACTTGGTGTTCATGCGTGGCCTCAGAGAAATGATCGCCATCGAAACCCAGTCATCCAAGCCCGTCGAGTGGCGTCGTATTTGTTTCACGTTCAAGGGTCAGGAGATCCTTCGTGACAGGGTTACCGCCGCCACGGGAACTATCTACCAGCAGGCTTCCCCGCCTGGATGGATG